CGTCACTGCAAGCACTGAATAGCAATGGCCGACAACAAGGTTCAAATTGAAGACTACACACCCAGCGCCCAAGCCACCGTCCTGAAACTGGATGGCGTCTCTGATTCGCTGGCGAACTCGCTTCGGAACGCCGCAATAAACGGCAAGTCCGCTGCCGGTTCTGTCAGGCTTGCAACTACTTCGCTTAATGCTCTTAATGAAGACCTCAAAGGCCTTCACACGATCATGTCGTGGCCGTACAGCGTTGAACCTTCTGACCTTGCTGTTCTCTTTGATGAGGAGCCCACCAATCGAGCATGTTGCTCTGTGAAGGCTGCTTGTCTCAATGCCGGTGGGTTCAAATTCATCCACAAATCTAAGAAGGGAGAAAAACCTTCTGCTGCTATGGAGTCAGACTTCAACAATATGTTCGGCTCGGATGGCATGGATGAGTTCCTCACCAGGGTAGAAACAGACTATGGCGCTCTCGGCAACGCATTCATTGAGATCCTGCGAGACATCGGAGGCAAGGTCAAGGAATTGGTGCATGTTTCGGCATACACCATGTACAGGCTGGCCCCAGTAGCAGATGACAAGGTCCCTCTTGGTGACTACGTACAGATCGTCAATGGAACACATGTATACTTCCGAGAATTTGGAACGAAGGCTCCCGATTACCAGATGCACAAGAAGACTGGACGGTGGCCGAACGAAATGGTTCAACTGAAACAATACACTCCTGCGAACCACTGGTACGGAATGCCAAGCATCTGGTCTGCGCTGTTCGCCGCGCTCTCGAACCGGCTTCAACACCTCAACGTCATCGAGTTCTTCGAGGACAAGGGGATCTCGCGCTACCTGCTAGTAATGGACGGAGCATACTCCACAATCGATCCTAAGAACCAGTCAACGCTTACGAACTACATCAACTCTTTGATGGAGGTTCGGTCCAACAAGCTAGTGATGATTGGTACGCCGCCTGGAACAAAGTCGGTTCTTGAGGAGCTCAGAACTGAGCTTAACTTCGATCAGTACAACATCGTGCGCGAAGCTAACCGCGATGAGATCTGTAGAGCACATGGAGTCCCTCCGAAAGTCGTCTCTATCGTGGCTGCTGGACACCTTGGCGGCCCTGGAGAGGGTGAATCACAGTTTGATCTTTTCAAGAGCTTAGTAGTGAGGCCACGGCAACGTGTCTACGAACGGCTGTTTGACAAGGTCTTCTTCTCACAGTATGACGGTCGTCGTGCTGCTTGGGGAGTTCAGTTCAACGAGATCGACCTGACCGACCTTCAAAAGAAGGCGACGGCGCTCAATCTGTACGTCAGAGCCGGTATCAAGAACATCAACGAAGCTCGTGCTGAGATTGGTGAGTTCGGTATCGGAGAAGAAGGAGAACAATACTTCATCAACGCTGGCGGGGTTCCTGTTCCACTTGACATGATCAAGAGGATAGCAGAAGCATCGATTGAAAAACCAAACAACGACCGAGTAGGAAGTAGAGAGAGTGAGGGAGCAAATGCCTAGTTCAGGAAAAGCATTCGTACGGGTAGAGTTCAATGTCAAGAATGGCGAGGTGTCTGGCTATGCCAACGCCCCTGTTGTTGATCGCGGAGACGCGAATTACAGAGACCTCATCCCTGCGGAGACTTGGCTGAAAGCCCTTGTAGAGTTCTTCGGAACTGGTGCACCAATCAATTTCATGCACCGCAAGAAGTTCATCGTCGGACGGACCAAGTCCGTAGAGGTCACATCTGATGGCCCTCTTCTGGTAACGGTCCCAACAAAGGAATGGGTTAAAGCAGCGATCATCGCTGGCGACATCAAGGGATATTCTATTGAATACAAGCTATTTGATGCCGAACTAATCGCACCCATTGATGGAGACCCGAGACCTATTCGGCGTTTCAAGGCATTCTCTCTAGTACGCGTGTCGTACGTAGATGAGCCTATGAACCCAGGAAGCTATTTTATCGGAGGTAAAAGCGTGAACCTGAAAGATTTCGAAATCAAGTTTGACCGTGACGCTGGCCTAGTGACTATCGTTGCAAAGAGTGAGACGGCTATGGCCGACATCTCTTCATACCTCGCTGATGGTATCAAGAACAAGAGCGTACCTGTTGATGTCCGAGAAGTCATCGGTGTCAAGGCAGAGGACGATCTTGGCGATGTCCGGTACGAGGTTCGAGTTGTAGAGGTAGTTGTACCTAAGGCCGGTGGGCTCAAGGCACTCTTCAGCAAGTTCACCGAAGACATTAAGGGCATCCTCTCTACTGAGGAAGACCCAAAGAAGGATGAGAAGAATGCCAGTGCTGATTTTGGTGCTCGTCTCGACACATTCCTTACCGAACTGAAGTCAGTTGACTTCGGCGAGAAGGCGGTTGACCTGTCTGCCATCGAAACTCAGATCGCAGAGATCAAGGCCGCCCTACCTGAGGGAGAAAAGACTCTCGCTGAGACTCTTGCCGACCTGCAAAAGAAGGCTGCTGACACGTCCATCGTGACGGCTGTCGAAGCAAACTCAACAGCGATCAAGCAGATCGTTGATGTTGTTGAGAAACTGACGGGCGGAAAGTCGAGCCTCTTGCCAGAGGCAACAAAGTCCGCTGACCAACTGAAGGAAGACCGCTGGGGAAACCACGGAGAATAGCTTCACCACGATCTAAAACGGAGGTTTTATACACATGAGCATGACCAAGTCACAAGTCATGGAGAAGTTCACGTCAGACCAAATTGGTGTGAACGGGCTTCTCAATGCAAACCAAGCACGCACTTTCGTTGACGAGTTCGTGCGCGAAGCAGAAATCCTTGACCTGGTTGATATCCAGTACAAGGACAACCGCGCAGGTATCTTCTACTACATCGATTTCGCAAACCCAGCAACAGTCTCTGCTGCTGAGGGTGTAGAGTACACGGACGAGACTGGCGCACTCAGCCATACCAAGGCCGAGTACACTGTGAAGAAGCGCCGAACCCAGTTCAACCTGACCTGGGAAGACATTCACTGGACAATCGAGAATGGTACGTACAAGGACCACGTCATCGCTCTTTGGATGCAACGTTGGGGCGTTGATACGGAAATCCTCGCATGTCTCGGTGACGAAGACCTGTATGGCGCTCCCGCAACATCGTGGGAGAAGCTCATCGACATCAACGAAGGTTGGTTCGAACAGGTAAGCGCAGCCAATGGAGCAACCATCCTCGACGCCGCAAACCTCGACGCTTCGTATCCTACGTACGCGATGTTTGCAACGGCCTGGAACCAAGTTCCAAACAAGTACCGGAAGTTCGCTAAACAGCGATACCGATGGCTTGGTGGAACTCGTTCGGCAGAAGACTACCGTAACTACCTCGGTAGCCGACAAACCGACATGGGCGATGCAATCCTCAATGGTAAGGGCGGCCTGACGCCTTGCGGAATTCCTTTCATCAACAAGAATGGAACGGACGGCCTCGCTGTTGTCCCAGAGGATCAAGGAGTCGGAGAAGATGAATCTACGATCATCCTCGGAGATCCTTCCAACTTCAAGTGGATCGTGCACCGTGAGTTCAAGCTCATGGCAGAGTACCTCAGACGCTCAGATACCTTTGAGTTCACCGGGTACATGTACGATGACTTCATTGTAACGAACCACGCTTCGTTCGTGAAGATCACTGGCGTAACCGCAAACCCCGAGTGGGACTACTCCGAATAGAGTAGAACCCTAGGAGGTTCTGATGGCTCGCTGTGAAGCTATTAAGAAGAACGGTGAACAGTGTAAAGGGAAAGCTAAGGAAGGTTCCCTATTCTGTCGCGTTCATGCACATCTGGCCGAAGAGTTGGTGGAGTCAAAAACTCCACCAGCTCCTTTGGATGAGGCGGCTCCTTCGGTGGGAGATCCACAAACCGACGAGGAGCGCAAAGAGCGGAAAGACGAGCGCATGGAAGATCGTAAGCCTAGCTCTAAACTCCGTCTTGGTGGGAAGGAGAGCGACATGGTAGCTATCTTAAATAAGGGCAAGATGAGACGTGTCCGGTACGTTGGTAAGGGCCGGTACATCATCGCATCTCTGGGTATCAATCTTGGGCCTGATGATTATGGCAAGGAGATTGACGTAGACCATAAGTTCTGGGAACGAATGCACACGAACTCAGAAGCTATGAGCTCTTTCGAAGAGGTGTAGATGTCACTTGTCACGCTGGCTGAATTCAAGGCCGGTATCTATCATGAAACTAACAGATCGTTCACAGACGACCAGATAACGCAAGCCCTCTCGATTGGTGAAGATTCGTTCTACTCCCAAACGGATCGGCACGATCTTGGGTATTGGATTGAGGCAAGACAGCTTGCTGTCAAGCTCCACTCGACTGGGACCACTTCCCTTCGCTGCCCCTACCCAGTTCTTGCGCTGGTCTCTGTGACCGACGATGGTACTGACATCCTAGATAGTGTGACGTTCAATGGGCATTTTATCTTCTACAACGATTCCAAGTTCGGGGAAGTCCCAGACGCTATTGAGGAGACTCAGTTTGGAACTGTTCTCGTTACTGCAAAGTTCGGAGACCCGAGCGACAAGATCATCAGAGACGACGACCTTGTTCCTACGATACCGTGGGACGTCAAGGATTGTATCATGCGAATGGCATGGCATCAACTAAGACGAGAGGTTGTTTCTTCTCATCAAGCATCGAGTAGAGACACGAAGCCAAGCAAGGAAACGCGCACCGATATGTCCCGAGACTCTCAGATCAGACAGTGTATCAATACTTGGAAGGTCGTAGAGATGTCTGGGATGTGGGACTTTAGATAGCTGATGAAAGCTATGAACATGGCCCCGGCCACGCTGCACGGTGGAGTGTATCCCTTCTACAGTACTGGAACTGGTACTCCCATGAACTGGGACTACGGCCAAAGGGTTCTTGAAGAATTCCTCAATCCCGTCATGGGATATGACGAAGCAATCAGACTTGTTGGCGAAGCTGTTCTAGAGCAGTACAAGGCGATGCTTCGAGGAGACGAGCATCAAGGTCCACCCCCTGTATCAGAGGACACCTTGAGCGCCAGGAGAAACTCCTCTGGCTCAGGTGGGCAGGGTGTTTTGAACGATACCGGCGACTTTGCCGACTCCCTTCAAGTCACCCTAAAGAAGAGCAGTATTGGACGTAGTGGTGTCGCTGGATTCGCAATAGAGGTCATGCCTGGGCCTGCTTCTCATAAGTCCCAGTCAATGATCACAAATATCCAGATGATCAACCAGATGGCTGACACTGGACTGGTTCTTTACGCATCAGACCTTGGCCCTGAGAAGGTCAAAAAGATCATGGCGTGGAGAGACAGGAACTTCACTGGTGAGGGTTCGTACAAAGACAACATTACTCCTGCCGGTGATGAGAGCGAGCACCCAGGCGCTGTCGTGTTTATCCCGCCTAGGGATATGTTCCCAGACAATATCGACAAGGTTCTTAACGAGACCGCGACGGTGGTTGCTGGTGCATACTTCAGAAATCTGGCAACGATAGCAAGACGAACGCTTGGGCAAGAACGGTTCGATGAGACATCACTTACCAGGTACAGAGCACGTAAGGCTCTGATTGAAACCAAGAAACGATTCGCTCCGTGGGTACTGGTGAAAGAATAATGGCAATGACTCTCCTGCAACTCAAGGAGGCATGGGGCTCAAGGATTGACGACGCAATGGACCGATGCACTCGGTTCCATATACCTAGATCAGAGTTCTGCGACCTCAAAGAAATACATATGTTCCAAGATTTGCCTAGGTCTCTGTTCTACTGGTCACTGTCTCCGATGCGAGAAGCAGTTCAAGACGTTGTAACTGTCAAGGACTACGAAGCTGGCACGGCAACAGCAACCCAACGGATTCCGCATAAGATAGTAGTGAAGGTTCTAGTCATCTCAGATGATGTAGATGAGATCGATGACGACAACTCTCAACAGCAGGCAGATTCAATGCGGGACGCGCTCCTTGCAGAGCTTGGAGACTTCCCGTGTATTGAACACGAGGATGAAAGCGTAGCGTTTCTGTATGAAGGGTTCGTTGACGGAGCCAGTGAGTCGGAGAGTGGGATCTACACCTACACATTTACTTTTGAAGGGCTGATCTTCCTCGACGGCAGATCTAACACAGGTCCGATGATCCTGAATGATGGCTCTATCAACTATGAATTCACCGTTTTTAGTAGACTAGAACCAGCCGAAGAAGATGTAGAACTGCCGACACCTAATCCTGATATTGTCGGTTTCACGGAATTAACGGGAGATGTCGGACACCCATAAGGAGTGAGCACATGAAAACAGTAATGAACGTCACCAGGAATCTGCTGACGATCAATATCGACGGAAGAAATGGTGCAATCTATCTTCCGAAGAGAGGTAAGATCCTTCTGACTACAGAAGAGTACGCGTCACTCGACGTGAAAGCTCTAGTCAGAGGTGGCTACCTGAGAGTCATCGGAGGTGACCGTTAGTAATGGCCGGAAACGAAAGATACCGTTACCCAGGAGTCTTCACTTCAGAAGTCCCAATGGGCGGCGAGCCGCTGCAACCAGCAGGTTCAGCAGCATCCGCTTTTATTGGAACGGCTGAGTGGGGACCAATGAACACACCAACGCTCGTTACGAGTTGGGCTGACTTCGTTCGCAAGTTCGGAAACGACTTTGTGAATGGCTACCTCGCATACGGCGCACGAGACTTCTTCCGTATGGGTGGACAACGTCTGTATGTAGTGAGAACCTGTCACTACTCCGACATCACCGAGGCCGCGACGCTGACAGCTGTTAAGGCTGTTGTTGAAGTAACGGATGGTGAGGCAACACCTACGACCCTCATGACATTCACGGCCAAGTACTACGGAACGTACGGCAATGATCTGTCAATTCAGATTGCTAATGTTGACTCCGAGAATGATAACTTCGACGTGTACGTAATCCGAACAATCGGAACTAAGACACGAGTCGTTGAAAGATTCCTTGACATGAGCCTTGACAGCACCAGCGATTTCTTCGTGGAAGACGTCATGAACGATCACGCCACAAAGAAATCTACTCTCGTTACCGTTGCAGTTGATGACGACTCTGTTCTGCCTACGGCGAGCACGAACGTCATGCTGCTTGGATTCGATGGCCTTGGAAGCATAGCTGATGCTGACTACTATGGCGATCCAGCTTCCGAGACAGGACTGTATGCACTGGATAGAGTAAACGAGTGTCTGTCAATCGTTCACCCAGGAATCACAGCCGCAGCCGTTATGACAAACGGTCAGACGTACGTGAACACGCGGATGGCTCGCAAGGGCATCGACGTCTACGTGATGGACCTTCCTCTGGGGTACACGCCTCAAGAGGCGTATGAGTGGGTCGCTGACAACCTTCAATCAAATGGAAACGAAGCCATCTACTACCCTTGGGTTGTAGAAGGAACCACGAACAAGCCAACTGCCCCATACATGTGCGGTATCTATGCACAGAACGATTGGGACTACGGTGTATGGGCTGCTCCAGCCGGTGTGAAGTATCCATTGCCCATCACCGAGCTTGCTCACGAGTGTTCTCTGGGTGAAGGACAACTCCTCAACCCCGTCGGCATCAACGTGATCGCGCAGTTCCCATTCGAAGGATTCCTGCCTTGGGGTGTCCGCACGCTCGACGTGCATACGCATTTCCGATACCTCAACGTCCGTCGCTTCGTCAATGTAATCAAAAAGACGCTGCAAGACGGTGGGCTCCAATTCGTCTTCGAACTGAACGCACCTGCTACATGGAGACGGGTGGAAGACACGGCAGCAATGCTGCTCATGTACTACCACTCCCTCGGAGCGTTCGCTGGAAAGACGCCGGAAGAGTCATTTTACGTCAAGTGTGACGCCACCACGAACCCTGACGAACTGGTTGACCAAGGCATCATGACCTGTGTAGTCGGTATCTGTCCTGTCAAGCCAGCAGAGTTCATCGAGTTCGAGGTGCAACTGTTCAACACTGGCGACCTGCCTATGGCTGAGTCTGCACAAGAGAGCTAGGGAGGTAGCGAATGGGCGAGCAAAGAGCGCGTAAAGGTCTCTTCACCGTAGCCATTATTGGTGAGGGAGGAGAGCACAAACTCCAGGGAATCACTGGACTTGAGCGCACCATCGAAACAATTGACGGTGTATCTGAATCAACAAGGAACGGGAAGATCGATCTCCCTGCCCAGTTGAATACCGGAAACATCACGTTCTCTGAAGCTCCATTCGCAGGATGTGGTGATACACCAGCAGGTAACTTCTTCTTTGAGGTAGAACTCGACGGAGAGGTTCTGGCACACATACGCAGCTTCTCAGGTCTCGGTGTGAACTGGGATATAGTCGAGTCACGTGAAAGCACGGTACTCAATGTGCAGAAGCTGTGGGACAAGTTTTCTCTTCCAGAGATCACTGTCCAGCAAGTTGTAGAGCTTGGCGAGGGCAACCCCCTCTACACGGCGATGCAGAAGCTGGGCAAGATCCAAGGCCCAGGTAATTCGTTCTCTACCGTTGGTGGTAACAACTGCGCCTTCCGTGGCAACTGGGTCATCAGACTCAAGAACCGTGGTGGAGAGATCATCGCTCAGTGGACAATCGTACAGGCTTGGCCATCACGGTACGAGCCTATGAACGACTGGTCGGCTGACGGAGGCGACATTGGGCTCAGGTCCATCACGCTCCGTTCTGCTCCTGTCGTAGGTTCACCTGGGATCATCGAGAACGTAAGTTCTTGGGCTACCTCCGCCGGTAGTGGACTTGTGAGCGCACCGTGGCTAGACTGGTGCTCAAGCATCTTCAAGCAAGCACCTACACGGAAGAATCTCGTGATCAATCATTACCATCCTGACGCACTGCCAGGATCGGACGAACCACTCAAGACGATTAAGCTGTTCAACTGCTGGCCGTCTTCAGTCAGCTATGGTGACCTCGACGCGGGTTCACCAGCACTCGCCACTCGGGAAACCGTCATGGCGTGCGACGGCTTCATCGAAAGCTAGTCATTGCCAGAAGGGGTCGGTAGCGGCCCCTTTTGAGCCTCGTTTCAAGGGAGAAACATCATGCAAGTCAAACTACCTATCGGTATTATCCATGAAGGTGAAGTATGCGACCTGGTTGAGCTCAAAGAGCCTACCGGAGGAATGCTTCGTAAAGTCCGAGACAACCTCATCTCTGGGAAGAAAAGAGAGATGTACATCGGGCTCCTATCTGACTGCGTTACTGAGATCGTTGGCATTGGTACTCCTACCAAGCAAATGCTTCTCGACATGTACAACATCGATGTAGAGTTCATCTTCTTCTCAATCGCACAGCTTGATGCTGGCGAAAAAGGACCAGAAGTTCAACACGTATGCCCCAAATGTGGAGATCAAAGAACTGAAGAATTTGTCTTCGCAGATGTAGATATCAATCGATTTGGGGACGAAGGGTTCGAATCTCCGTTTAACAACGAAGAGCGATCTGCCCCGTTCACCCTGTCTACCCCGATCACCACCCTCGACCAGGAAGGCACTCCATATTCACAGGGAAAGATTGGCCTGATGTCATATCGTCAGTACCTCGACCTCGTTGCCCCTGAAGGTGGAGGAGAAGTTAAGTTCGGTACGATTCAAGCTGAATCGATCTTGAAAGCAATCACAGAACTCGGTCCAGACTGGAGAGGATCTGCTACTCTTAGAGACCTCGACAAGCTCAAGGCCAGTGACATCAAGATGATTGAGCGTGTGTACAATGGTACAAAGCCTGGAATCGCGGACGCCGAGAAGATCGAGTGCGATAAGTGCCGCACCAAGTTCTTCCCCAATCCGATTGATTGGGTGGCAGATTTTTTCGCTTCGAATGCGGGATAGACTACGACTCTGAGGGTCTCCCGTTCGTCGTTAAACTCCCTCCTTATGATCACGGACTTCTTGAGGTCCAGGGGCATCTGATCTTTCAGAAATACCACTGGACCCTAGCCTATTGGGATTCACTCACCATAAGAGACAGGAACATCTACTTCAGCATGTTGCTGACTGATGCAAAGATTCAGAAAGACGAGATGGACACAATGAACAATAGCTAAGGAGGAATGCCTTGGCTGGTATCGGCAGTAACATACTACTTAACGTACAGGCACGGTTTTCTGGAGCAGCAGCTACCCAGCAAGCCCGTGCCTTTCGTAATGAAATTACAGGCATCACGCACCAACTGAATGCCCAAGGCGCTGCAACAGCAGGTCTGGGCCGTACGTCTGTGGTTGCTAGTAGACAGTACAGCAAGTCTATGCAGCACGCAGCACAAAGCACGTTCCGATACACGTTCTATGCTCTTATGGCTATGCGCGTCGGCCAAGCACTGATCTCAAAGGTGTTCATCGGCGGCATGACTAAGGCCGCAAAGAACTACGAATCAAGTTGGGCAAAGATCAAGGGTGTTCTGTGGGAATACCGCGATACGATCAAAGACCTGCAACAATACTCATCAGATCTTGCAATGACGACCCCGTTCGGGGTCCTTGAGATTTCTAGTGCTGTTCTGGCAGCCGCTCGCGCTGGCCTAGACGCACAAGGGATCAAGAGCGCCACAGCAAACGCAGCAAACTTAGCTACTCTTGCTGAGATTGGTCTTGGAGACGCTACCAAGAACATGATTGTAACGGCAAGAATGTACAACATGGAGATGGAACGCGCAGGTGAGATGACATCCATGTTCGCATACTTCGCCAACAAGGGACAAGCAACAGCAGCAGACTTCACCAAGGTACTCGGTGTGGCTGGACAAGCTGCTGGGGCGTACGGACAAGACATCGCACAAACACTTCAACTGACACAGGCACTTGTATCTGCTGGAGTTGAGGTCGGTCGTGCTGGTACTCTCCAAAGAACTCTGTACTCCAGAGCGACTAACCCTGATGTTCAAGAAATGCTTCAGGCTGGACTAGCCTTTGCTGGAAGAGCTCCTCTATACGATGAATTTGGCAACATGCAAAACATCGGAGCGGCTTTCGTAGACGCAACTGCAATGCTGGAAGACATCAAGCAACAGGCAATTGCCAGAGGACAAGGTGCTCAAGCTGGCTCAGCTATAGATGCACTTATCCTTGAACTGTTTGGTATCAGACAAGGACAGGGATTCCTGGCTGTTGGCAGATACTCACAGGAAGAGTACGCGGAACTGTACAACGATAACTGGGCGTCTACTCTCAGCGATGCAGACAAATCACTCAAAGAACGACTAGATGAGATACACTTAACACTGGAGTGGAGCAATGACCAGTGGGCAGCTTCAATGGAGAACCTGAATACCACTCTTGGTACTCCTATCAATACGATGATCCGTCCATTCGTCCAGGCCGGAACTGAGATTGTTGTATTCACAAACGCAATGATCTCGTCTAACGACACTGCTATGTCTCTAATCCCTACCATGATGGCTCTCGGCGCTGCAATAATCGGCATCTCTGGTCTCGGTGGTATCGCAGCCGGTGTCTTCTTCATCCTCAGAACTAGAATGGCCGACGTCGGTAGAGAGACCATGCTCGTTATGAGCAACATGACGCGACTGAGAAGAATGGGATACTTCAGGGGCGTGTCAGACGCCACACTAGCTGTACAACCACATAGAGTTGGTTTCGCGTACATCAAATCATTTGCAAGAACACCACTCAAGGTACTAGGTGGAGTTGCTCTGCTTGGTGGTATGGTTGCATACGCCTGGAAGAAGAACCTGTGGAACCTCAAAGAGCGAACGCAGGAGTTCACTTCTTGGTGGAAAGACAGTGTTGGCGAGTCCGGTACTGTAGGAAAGAGAATGTACAAGTGGTGGTACGCTCTCACCCACTACTCAAGCAACAAGGGTACAGAAGGTTATACCGACAGGCTTAATCCAAAGCTAAAAGCATTTACCGATATCTTTCAACCTGGTGGCTATCTTGAAAAAATAGGCTACGGGTTTGGCGCTGTATTCAAGGTAGTCGGACGCATATTTACTGACGGTATTTGGCCCGTCGTTAAGCTTGTCTACAAGGGTTTCTTCGGAATCATCAAAGGAATGGCATGGCTTAGAGGGTTCGGTAATACACAGAGAGGTTTTGAGGCATTCGCTCGTGGTCTCGGCAAGATAATTGCTCTCGGTTTGATGTGGAAAGCAGCAAAAGGTATCTGGGCTGTTGGCACTGCAATCCAATGGCTCCTCACCAAGATGGGCAGCGGAGTGTTATTCAAGTCAGTTAAGAGAATGTGGAGCATCATGATTGCTGAGAGGGTTGCTTACAGAGCAGCCATGACCACTGCTCATGTTCCCGGCATGGCCAGGGCAGCGATGGCAGTTCCTCTCACTGGAGAAACTGCTGGGAAATTTGCAGCAACCAAGCCGGGCGGTACAGGTCTTGCTCTTATACCTGGACTCCCCGCAGTTAGGAGCCGCAAGGACGTAGAGGCCGCACTAGCTAAATTCCCCGGCAGAACAGGTGTCTCCACCGCAGTGACAAGAGGAGCAAATGGGGCATTCATAGCTGCTTCAACGACACAATCTATAGCTAGACAAAACCTCATCGCTTCACGACTCAACAAGATGAGTGTTGTTCGGCTTGGTGTGGCAACAAAGAACATGGTCGGTCGCGGTATCGCATCAACAGCAGCGGCCCCCGTAGCCCTCGGCGCTAACACAGCCGCTGTTATGGCAGCACGAGGAACGTCTGGTGCGATGGGTACGGCTGGAGCTATGTTCTCAATGGGCGCAATGGCTCCTATGATGAAGATCCTGCTTCCTATACTTCTAGGCGCTGGACTCATTGCCGTTGTTGTGGCATTGATTAACAACGCATCAAAGAGAAATATGGCAGCGTCGTATCCGTTCCCAACACCTCAACAGCCTGTTGTTCCTTCCAATGTGTTTAACATAACGAGCACTGACCCAATGCAAGCAGCACAGGAAGTTGAGCTAGTGTTGAAGAACCAAGCCGATGAAGAGACTGAGAGATTAGCGAGAGGCGCGGCATTTAATACGCTTGCGCAGGTCTCTGCATAGGAGGAATTGTGGCTGACATTTTAGCAGGATTCGCGCAAACAGCTAAGGACGCATTTACAGGTGGAGCCAGCATAACAGGCATCGCCGCCAATGCTGCCCTTATGGCGAACGGGGCTATCAATAATTTCATAACCTCTGGCATTGGTCAGTTCAAGAGAACAGTACTCAACAACGTCCTCGGGCGACAACAAGCATCTCCACCGGCCAAAGACCCAGGCGGTGGACAGAAAGGTATCCTATCTAATACTGGCCTTGGCATCTACATCGTGTTCAAGAAGAACCCAGAAGCCATCAAAGATAACGTATCTGCCAACTGGACGGAGACGGCGATCCAAGGACAGGCAATGCCGCTCACTACATTCTCTAATAGGGGGATCAGGGTAGTATCATTCGATCTGCTGCTAGATGCCCACTCGTCTCCACATCCACTAGGACACATTGGCACAGACCTCGATGATATACAAATGCTGACAATACCACACGACAAATCAGGTCTGCCAATAGCACTGCCGCCACTAAGGGGCGCTGGAGGAAGCGGCAGACAGGTATCTCAAGAGCAATTTGGAGTGCCGCCGCTCGTGAAGCTAGTATATGGCGGTAGGATTCAGGTTGGTTTTGTTCAGAGCATAAGCATAGAGGAGTTGCTACATGGCACTACACCTCAAGCTGCTGCACTAATGCTGCCGACCAGGGCGAGAGTCACTCTTAATCTCGGTATGATTGATGACTCTAGAATGATTGTATCTTTCAACTCCCACGTACCAACCGGTGGTGGCCAAGGCGCTGCTTCTGCTGGAGGTGCTCTACTTACACCATGATAAGAGGGAAACAACCTATCATAGCCTGGGGAACGGAGTATAACATCAAAGACCTCAGACTGCCGGAAACAGAGATCAAGGCTGGCAGCAGATTACATATCGTTGTGTATGGTGAGATGTTAGATATG